ATGGTGACCGTTCACGGCAGCCCCTATAGAGTTACAGTAAGCGCACATGGTGCGCCCCACCTGGCAAGGGGGTGGGAGGGGATGTAGGGTGGGGGGCAAGCTAGACGCCACAGATCGCGCGCAAAGAAATCCAGATTTCCGCGTTCGGATCTGCCGCGCCTATGGCTTGGGGTGGTGTCGGCGAAATGCCACCTGGCCGACGCCTTGAAAATCGACCCTGCTCTCCTGCCCCGCACCAGCGGCCCAGTGAATCAGGTCACCAGCCACCCCCACAAGCCTCGGCCAGTGAGCGGGTAGGAGCCAGCGCCTAGCGGTGGAGCCAGCGGACCCCGGTCCCAGCGCCTACCATGATGACGGCCAGCGCCCTACCAACGCCCCAGAGCCCATGGCGGGGCCTTCCTGCCGGGGCAGGGAGGGGCACCAGACGGCCTGAGACGGCCTCTGGTGGTGGCAAACGCCCTCCTCGGTGGTCCGAGGTGGCTACCAGGGACAAGCTCCCCAGGCGCCACACAGGACGGCTGGGGGGGCGATCCTCTCTCCCCGCCATCAGGCAGGGGGAGGGGGCACCCCTCACCCCGGCCATGGATGGGGTGGGGGGACAGCCCTCTCTCCCAGCAGGCAGGGAGGGGGCAGGGGGCGGCTCCTATGACCGTTCCCACACCCCGCCCGGCAGGGCACACCACCCACCCCACCCCGGCCCACACCCCGGATCCCACGCACACGCTATATCATTACCCAACATCAAACCCAGCAACCCTACGCTTTACCAACTTCCTATGAAATACACTCCCAAAAAGAAAAAGAAAACGGCTCTCGAAAAAATCGAGGACAATTCCCTGACTGAGCCTGAATGGGCAATTCACTTTTCAGATATGCAAATACGGTTTTTAGAGGCCCTGGCTATGGGTGGGTCTATTTCCAAGGCTTGTAGGGCCTGCCGTATTTCCCGAACTAATCCTTACAGGTGGGCTGACCAGGACCCTCAGTTTGCGGAGGCTATGGTTGGTGCCAGGGAAATTGGTGTCCAGCAATTGGAGGACTGGGCTTTGGCCCGTGCTACGGACGAGATGAATCCGTCGGACAGGCTGACGGAATTCCTGTTGAAAGCTCTGAGGCCGGAGATGTACCGTGAGCGCGTGGACCACCACCATCACGGGTCGGTGGAGCATAAAAAGCGAATTATTATCGAAAGTCCCGTTACGGAGTTGACCGATGAACCCTCTTGACCGCTGGCGTAATTCAATTAGAAATGGGAGTCTAAAAGGCCCCCTCCCCCACACCCCCACCCCCAAACAGGAGTTCTTTATCTTCTACTTTCCAACCACCAGGAGTAAGTGGCGCCTGGTACCATGGTAAGAGGGGATTGAAACCGTGGGCAAGCACGAAACCCGAAAAACTTTTTCGTGGGATGTCTTCCTGCCGGACGACTGGACGGTAGACGACCCGGTGCATTTTCTTCCCAGGGATGGGAGCGCACATTTTGTTGACGCTGATTGTCCTTGTAACCCGATCCTCCAAGAGGTTGAGGGCGGCGAGGTTTTGATGTACAAGCATAGGGCGGAAATCGAAAACGAGTCCGTCCCCACTCACCTTCCCCCAGAACTCTGATGGCATCAGGAACTTATATTTATGCCCGGCAGCAGCTTGCCAATGGGCAGATCAACCTTGCGGTAGACACGGTGAGAGCCCTGCTCTACAACACGAGCAGCACGATTGGGACGGCTAACCCGAGGGGGTCCAGCGCCTCTGCGAGTAAGGGGTACGCTGATTCCGGGGTGGACACGGTTTCGGACTTCACGACCCTCGGGGAGTACCTCCCTGGGGATTCTAGTAGCTCTGATACCACTCAGACCGTGGCGCTTACCTCCAGCTTCGACGAGACGAACAACAAGGTTGAGTATAAGGCGTCTGGGGCGGTGAGCTTTGGGAGCCTGGCGGCTGCTACGCTGTCTGCGAAGGGGGTCCTGCTGTTTGCCAGGACGAAGAAGGCTACGGCCACCTTCACGATTGGGGACACCGAGTACGACGATGTGAACAACGCCACGATTACGCTGGTGGACTACGCAGGGAAGTCGCTGACCTACAAAATTAAAAACGACTACTCGGCGTCTGGCACCGCGTCCAACCGGGAGTTCAACGCTGGCGGCAACGCCACGGCGGCTGCGGCCAACTTCAAGGCCCTTGTGGAACACGCCGACAACCACAACGGCACGATTGCGGTCACGGTTGACGCTGGAGCGGTGACCATGACGCAGGCAGTCGCCGGGCACCAGGGCAACACCACCATCACGGTTGCCGCCAACTTCGACAATGTTTGCGATGTGAACCCCCCGACCGGGTTTACTGGTGGCGGGACAGACAGCGGCTCAGACTCCACCTCGTTGGATATTCCGATTGCTGCGATTGAGTTCCCGAGCCCCGTAAACGGGAACGGCAGCACCTTCAGCGTCAAGTTCACAGACGACAACGCCGCCTTCCAGTTCTGATGCCCTCGACTACGGCGGCCACTAAGGTTTTTCAACTCCGTACGCCTATTGGGCTAAGGGAGAAGAGTGCCGCCAAAGTAACTTTCCCAAATACGATACCCGTCCTTGCCCAAGCCCCTAAGCCCGCAAAGGCCCTGCTCAAAGTGGGCGCTATCGGCGGAGAGGGCGACAGCGACCCCGGCGTAACCGGGAAGAGGGCTGACGGCACCACGATTGGCCTTGACGCCACGATAAACCCGATTGCCAGGGTCTTGCGAAACACATTTAAGGGGTTGCCTGCTGCCGTGATTTTGAAAACGACACACGGAGGCTTAGGGGTTATGGCAAGCGTCCAGCCGGGTGAGCCTGCGACTGACCCGACGATTCAAGTTGTAGCCCCGCGTGTGGAAGCCGTGAGTGCGGTGGTGGTGAAAACTTGAAGCCCATGGAAGGAACTATTGCGGTATATCCTGGGCAGCAAGTCAAAGTGCTTGCTCGGCTGGTTGACTTTGCTGGGGACCTTCTAAGCTCCAGCGACCTGAGCGCCATTAGGCTGCAAATCTTTGAAGAGGGCGCGTCAGAGCCCTCCGTTGTTGGGGCTGGCAGCGCCACGGGGGTTGTGGTGGCTACGAGCGCGGCGACGGGGACCTTGGCGACCGGGAGCGGCTGGAACGCGGACGAGAAGGGCTACAACTTCTCCCATACCTACGACCTAGCCAGCTACCTGACGGGCGGCAAGTCGTATCGGATGGAGTACCGCATCGCCACCTCCAGCGTGGGCGACCTTTTTGTAATCGTGAACCTCACCGTGCTACCGACTGGTCAGGCCGCATCGTGATCCAGCAGAAAAAGTCCGTCGTCTACCATGACTACCAGCCGGAAGGCGCGGCGGCGGAGCTTTTTCACTGTCGAGAGCCCGAGGTGCTACTGGAGGGACCCGCTGGTACGGGCAAGACGCGAGCCCTCCTGGAGTATGTGAACTGGCTCTGCGAAGAACACCCCGGCATCCGTGTCCTGATTTTTAGAAAAACGCGGACCTCGATGAGCGAGTCCGTGCTGGTCACCTACGAAGAGAAGGTGCTGTGGGACGGGCACCCGGCCAAGACGGGCGATGCACACAGAAACAACAGGCAGCACTATCGCTACCCGAACGGCAGCCATGTGGTCGTCGGCGGAATGGACAACTCCGACAGGATCATGTCCACGGAGTACGACATCGCTGCCTGCTTTGAGGCTACCGAGATCACCCTGGAAGACTGGGAGAAGGTGATGAGCCGCCTGCGGAACAATATGCTCCCGTTCCAGCAGGGGATCTGCGACTGCAACCCTGGCTCACAGTTCCACTGGCTCAACCAGCGGGCTAACCAGGGCCGGATGCACAGGCTCCTGTCCCGCCATGTGGACAACCCGAGCCTGACGAAGGAGTACCTGGACCGCTTGGAGCGCCTGACGGGCGCTCGCCACGAGCGTCTTTTTAAAGGGCGCTGGGTCTCCGAAGAGGGCCTTGTCTACGATGACTGGGACCCCAAGATCCATGTGATCGACGAGTCAGAAATCCCCAGGGAGATGAAGTGGTACTTCGCTTCCATCGACTGGGGCTACCGGGCGCCCGGAGTTTTTCAAGTTTGGGGCGTGGACGGCGAGGGCAACCTATATCGGGTTGTCGAGGTCTACCGCACCCAGAAGCCCTATGAGTGGTGGGCGGAGGTAATTGAAAAATATCACAAGGAGTATGGCCTGGCGGCGATTGTGTGCGACCCCGCAGAGCCCCGCTCGATAGATATGCTCAATGACCGTTTAGGAGAGCCCAGCGGGCGTAAAACCGAAAGGCTGGCCCGCAAAGCCGACAACGACATCATGGCTGGCCTCGACATGGCCCGCTGGGCGCTCCGCCCCCGCAAGGACGACCACCCCAAGATGGTCTTCGTTTCAAACGCCCTCAAGGACGGTCGCGACCCGTCCCTGGCGGAGTCCATGGAGCCCTGCTGCACCGAAGAAGAGTTCCCTGGGTTCGTGTGGCTCAAGCAGGCGGACGGCAAACCCATCAAGGAAATGCCGGACCCGGCCTGCCCCGATCACGGCCTGGATGCTATGCGCTATGCCGCCATGTTCGCCTGGAACAAAGACCTGTCGCTCCCGGCCCCCGCGCCCTCGTTCCCGCAGTGGTCGTACGGCGGCGTTCTTAGCCACACCGAGCTTTTGGAAACTGAGGGGGCCGTCTGATGGCGATGTACGGCGAAAACCCATCCAGCTACGAGGACATCATGGCTTGGGCGACCGACCCAGGGCAGGTGGAGGGCTGGCTTAGTAGGAACAAATACGCCAAAAGCATCATGGGCTTTGGGTTGGGCGACTGGGATGTTGACGCTGGCAAGTTTTCGTCCACGGGGCGCAACCTAAAGAGGTTGCGCCATAGCGTGGGGTACAGGTCGGACATGGGCTACGGCGTGGGGAGACTGAGCCCCGAGCAGCAGGGGGCCGTGGCCGAAGCTATTGAAACCACGCTAACAAATCTGTACTCCAGCAGGGATGCCGGGAAGAAAAGCGAAACGCTGTTGGGGAAAATTCAAGCGAAATCAGACATGATGGAGCAGCTAATCGAAACTCGTCGCGCAAAACGCGAAGAGGAACTGTCACACAACCGAGGACTCTACTAATGCCTATCAAGAAGAAGGGTAAAAAGTACACCACCACTTATGGTGGGAAAACCACGACCACGACCACAAGGCGAGGGGCCATGGCCGCCAAGCGCCGCATGACCAAAGGAAAAAAGAAATGATGAGCGAAAAAGAAAAGCAGCGCATCTTCCAGGAAGGCTGGAAACTCGGCCTTCGCGCTAACAAGCTCAGGGACTATATGAACGAGCGTATGGCCCCGACCCCGGAGCCGGAGGTGGCGCCCGAGCCGGAGCCCGCACCTGAGCCGAAGCCCAAGGCAGCAAAGAAGAAGGCCAAGAAAAAGGCCGCCAAGAAGTAATGGGCCAGGCGTACGCAACAATGGTGGCGACGGTGGAAACATCGAACTTCCTGTTCGGTCAAACCACCACGAACAACTCGTCTGCTGTACAGCTAACCTCAAACAGCCAAAACCTGTTTCACGGGGTTTGGTTGTCGCCAAAGACCGCCGCGACCTACTACATCGGCAAGTCAGATGTTAGCGCCACAAACGGAATAGCCCTTTATCGTGGCAGCACTGTTAGCGACGGCCTAATCCACATCCCCTGTACCGACGCGAGCCAAATCTATGTGATTAACGGCGACGGCTCGGGCAAAACGATCTCTTGGATGGCTGTCTGAGATGTTTCCCTGGCAGACGCGGATTCACACGCAACCCACCACGGCCCTTATAGCGGGCGCGTCTGGGGCTCAATCTGGTTGGAAGCAGCTAACAACCGACAGCACCAAGCTAATACATGGCGTGTGGATTACCCCAAAGTATCGCCGTGACGGCGCAGGCCTCTACACGCTCCAGATAGGCAAAAGCGACGCAAGTGCAAGAGGAGACACCAGCAAGCGGCTTACTGTTCCTGTTCACGGGCTTACCGCGACAACAAACCACGCAGACATCCACATCCCCTGCTCAGATGCCAGCCAACTGTACTGGACTGTTACAGGGGCCACTTCAGACACTAGCGGCGAAGACATTTTCAACTGGATAGGAGTATGAAATGACCAATGTATTCGGCACCAACCTCGTCACGGTAGACGGGGCGAATATTAAAACCGGGCAGGAAGCAATTAGCCAGGCGTCAGAGCAGCTTACAACCGAAACCGGGCCGCTAACCCATGGCATCTTCATCACGGCAAAGTCTTCTGCCAGCTACTACATCACCTGTGACGGGACCACGGCAACGGCGGACAACGGAGTTTTGGTAAAGGCCAACAACCCGCTCTTCATTCCCATCAAGGACCCTAGCGTAATCAAGGTGATCGCAAGCGGAGACGACAAGACCCTCGCGTACATCATGTACTAATGTTTCACGACCTTAAGCACAGGATCTACTGGGACATGATTAACACCTACCACGATAAGGGTCTGCCCGAAGGGTCGGACATTATCACGGGGCAGGTGACGGTGGCTAGAAGCGGCATCCCGGTCCAAATCACTGCTACCTCGACGCCGCTTCGTGGCGGCGTGTTTATTCGCAAGGTAGCCAATGACGGCACCATCGCCTACATAGGCACCTCCAACAGCGTAAGCACATCAAACGGCTTCCAGGTAAAGCTAAACGAGCCCGCCTGGATCGAGGTGAACGACCTTAGCGCCCTTTGGCTCGACACTGACTCAAGCGGATCCAAGTGGTCCTACATGGCCTTCTGATGCTGAACATTGAGCCCAAAAACCTGCTAGAAGAACTCCAGGCCGCAGAGCGCCTTCGTGACGCGCACCTTGACTCCATGGGAGATCAGGTGGAGCGGTATCACGGGCCGTTTTACAAAAAGAACTTCACGCAGGAGTACACCGGGGAGAACCACTACTACGAGTACATCTCCCTGATGATCCCACGGCTCATCTACGACAACCCCCGCGTCCGCGTGTCTTCCCGCCGGGCCGGAACGCAAGAGATGGTGGCCGACGCCATGCGCTACGCCATCAACAACTGGGTCAAGGAGACCCGGTTTAGAAAAACCCTAGAGGGCATCGCTGCGGACACGCTTTTCAACTATGGCGTGGCCCTGATTTCTGAAACGGAAAACAGGACCCTGGCATCCGCCAAGATGCAGCAGGACTCCACGGTCCCCATGTGGCCCAAGTGCAGCCGGATCCCCCAGCACCGATTTGTAATTGACCCCATCGCTACAAGCATGGAGGAGGCCCGATTCATTGGGCACAAGTGGGTCCGGGACAAGGAGGACCTCCTTGAGATGGCGAAAAAGTCCGACGACTGGAACGCCAAGGAGATCGAGGAGATTTCGACCACGACGGACAAGCACGAGCTTGGCCGTGAATACTCGGATATGCCCGACCGCAAGGAGATCGTTTGCTACGAAATCTGGGTGCCCGAACACCAGCTTGAGGACGCCCTGGGGCCGGACGACGGCTTCCACGGCACGATCTTCACCCTGGGCGTAACCCAGAACCCGGACGACGAGAGTTTCAAAACGGCCTACATCCGCAAGCCGAGGGCCTACTACGGCCCCGCCGCTGGCCCGTATGTGATGTTTGGGGTCTACCCGGTCCCCAACTCCATCTACCCGCTATCCCCCCTGGTGGCTATCGAGGGGCAGGTTATGGAGCTAAACACCCATGTCGCCTCCGCCGCCAAGTCAGCGGAGCAGTACAAGAAGCTGATCCTTGTGGACAACACCGACCCCAAGTTCGTCCAGCGGGTCAAGGATGCCCAGGACAACTTTGTGATCCCCGTCAGCGGACTGGAGCGCCAGAGGGTCGTCCAGGCCGAGGTTGGGGGTATGTCGCCCGCCCAGCTTCAGTATTTGCAAATCGCCCGTGACCGTTTGGACCGAAATTCTGGCGTTTCTGACGCCCAGAGAGGGAATGTTGAGGGCCGAGGGACCGCTACGGAGGTCCAGGTGGCCTCTGAGGCCAGCACGATTCGGATTGCATTTGTAAAACAGCAGTTCGCGGACGCCGTTCAGCGCGTTTTGGAGACCGTGGCGTGGTTTTTCTACTACGACGACCGCGTTGTGGCCCCCCTGGGGCTCGATGGGGCCGCCGCGCTGGGCCTTGAGAACCCCTGGCTGGTCGGCGGGGACCCGGACAGGGAGTCTGGGGAGACTTTCGAGGACCTGGAGCTTGATATTGAGCCCTATTCCATGGAAAGGACCTCTGAGGGCACCCACCAGCGCAAAGTGATGGAGATGTTCCAGTTAATTATGAATACGGCCCCCATGGTGCCTCAAATGCCGTATGTGAACTGGAAAGACCTGTACAGCAAGCTGGGAGACGCCCTAAATATCCCCCAAATGGCGGAACTGGTCAATGTAGACATGGCCTCCATGATGGCCGGGGCGCCCCCGCAGGCCGATCCCCAGCAAATGAGATTTGAAAAAGATGTGGGTAAGGCCGGAAAGGCCCGCCCCGTGCCCACAGAGGCCGAAAAGTTCCCTGGGCAAATCCCCAAGCCCGACAGCTTGCTTCCTGGGCAAGCTAGTGGTATTCAAGTAAGTCAGCAAGCGAACCAAAATGCCCCGTTATAGTTTTAAAACAGAGTCCGGGAAGGAGGTGGAACTCGTTTTCGCCATGGACGAAGCCCCCAGCATCGGTGAGGAGATAGATGTTTTGGGAATGAAGCTCGTCCGCATCCCTGACCTGCCGCAAGTGGACTGCAAGCAGGACATCCACTTCACTTCTAGCTCCCTGCCTCGCTGGGACAAAAACGCCGCCAGACACGACGCTGACGGTAAGCCGCAATTTGAAAGTCAAAAAGCGGTTCGTGAGTATGTAGCCAAATCAGAGGGATCCTGGGTATATGACTGAAGAGACAGCAACGCCGCAAGAAACCGCAATCGCAGACGATTCCACCCTGGAAATGCAGGAGGAGTTCGTTAGCGAGCTTGAGGACGCCGTAGAGGATAAGCAGCTATCGGAAGAGGACCGATTCCTGCGTCTCGTGGACGCCGACGAGGAGGAGGTCGGGGTCGCCAAGGCCGACCTTAACCCCAAAGACGACAAGATCGGCACGGGGGTCAAGGACCCCGAAAAAGAAGAGGAGAAGGAATCCGCCCCCGAGGAATCGGAGGAGGTTAGTGAGGAACCCGAAGCAATCGACCGGGACGAGCTTGAAAAAGCCCTGTCCGCGCTCAAGCGCGACGGACTCACAAAGGAACTGATCGACAAAATGGACGATCAGGAGATTTTAGATGTTGGCCTGAAACGAGCTAAGGTTCAGGCTGACGCAGACAACACCTATCGTGAACTGTCTGAGCTAAAGAAGCAGATGGAGACGGACCCAGAGAGCCAAGCGGAGTCGTCGGAGTCAGAGCCCGCCGACCAACCCGCTGCGGTTGACCTCGCCCAAGCCGTTGAACCCTTTTCTGAAATCTTTGGTGAAGAAGCCGCGCAGGCGTTGACCCAAGCGCAGCAAGCAGCGATGCAGACCTTTGAGCCCCGGCTGGAGCAGATGCAACAGGGCGTCACGACAGCTATGGCTATGATCGAAGGGATGTTGCTGAAGGCTTCGCGGGCCGATTTAGCGGAACGCTTCCCGCTAATGTCGGATGACGAGGGATTTGGCCGTGTGCGTGAGCGCATGGACAGCCTCGTCAAAACTGGGGAGTACACGGACATCGGGAACCTGATGACGGATGCTGCCCGGATTGAATTTTCTGACGAGGGCGAAGCTGCCCGAGCGGATTTTAAACTTCAGAAATTGCGCCAGAAAGCTGCTGGTCAAATGACCCCCACCGAAAAGGCTTCAAAGCCTGGGGCTGCCATGACGGACGAGGAGCGCGATGATGCGCTGCTTGACGCCATTGAGTCTGGTGTGGGTGTTGACGAGGCGAAGCGGATGTTCGGCGCGGCAAACCAGTAGGATTGAATTATGGCGGGCTCTGCGCTCTCTACCTTCAACGACTTCATGACGGCTACCGACTCGGCCATTCTGACGAGTACGGACAGCATCGTTAACGAAGCGACGAAGCAAAATTACCTCCTCCGGCGCTTTTTAAAAGGCCGGGGACCCCAGGAAATCCTCCAAGGCGGCAAAACCATCAAGGATCAGATCCTTTTTGATGAAGAGTCCACCTTCGAGTACTACCAGCCGAACGCGACCTTCACCTGGGAGAACCCTCAAGTTCTCTCCGAGTGGGAGATCAACTGGCGCTTCTGCGTCGATCACATGAGTTGGACTGACCATGAGATCGAGTTGAACGCTGGCGGTGGCCTCGGACGGAACGCCCGTCACGCGGTCTACAAGCGACTTCGCCGCGTTAAGGAGCAGCGTCTCTGGACCTCGCTTCTGAACGGCATCGAAGACTCGCTCTTCGCCCAGCCTTCGACTGCGGATATGGAGTCCGCTACGGGCACCAAGCCGTACTCGATCCCGTGCTTCCTGAACGAGTATTCGGACGGGCAGTTCGTTGAGGACGACGGCACCACATGGAGTACCGTTGAGGGCATCAACCCCGACTTGGCTGGCAAGTCCAAGTGGAAGCCGAAGCAAGCCACCTACAAGGCGGGCGTTGAAGGCGCCACCTCCACCGACGACAACTCTGTGGGCATCATGGCGGCGTTCGACAATATGTACTTGTCGGTCAAGTTCCAGGCGCCCCCGACGCGCAACGAGTATTTTGAAAACGACTCGCTGTACCGTCAGTTCATCGCCTGCTCTAAGTACGGCATGACGCTTTACAGCCAAATCCTTCGCCTTCAGCAGGACCGCTTTGCGGCCCCGTCGATGCAGGACCCGGCCTTCCTCAAGCCGACCTATGGCGGCATTGAGCTTGAGTATGTCGGCGCACTCGACACCGCTGCGCTTTACACGGCGCAGTCCGGGGATGTTAACTGCCCCGAGGACAGCAGCGACGATGACGGAGCGGGCTCTGGAACATCCCAGGCCGCATACACTCAGCCCAGGTACTACTGGATTAACGCCAACTACCTCCTGCCTGTGTTCCACAGCAAGCGGTACATGGAGCGCCATCCCGTGATGACGCACCCGAACCAGCCGTTCACTCATGTTCAGCCCGTGGACTGCTGGATGAACCTCATCTGCCGAAGCCGTCAGCGCCAAGGCATCGTTTCGCCCGCATTGGGCTTCGCTGGCGCCTAAGCCGTAGGAGGCACTAAATAATGTCTATCCAAAGACTTGACCCTGGTCTGCGGCCCCCGATTCAAGGGCCTGACGACACAAGCATTCTCGCTTACTCCACCTACTTTGATGACTTCTACGAGGGCGGGTTCGTAAAAGACCTCGCGCTTACCGACGAGTCTGATCCTAGTGGCGGTAAGTTTTCTAATATCGCTGAAGGGGCTGCCTGGAATTGCAGCTTCCCCGGCGGTACATCCAGCGCCTCCACCGACGAGGTTATCCGAATTGCCGATGACGGCCAGTTCGGGGTCCTAGAGTTGGTGACGGACGCCGATGCCGACGACATCTGGAGTATGCAACTCAACGGCGAAGGCTTCAAGCTGGACGCTGGGCGTACCATTGTGTTTGAGACGCGGATTGCGATTGCAGACGCAGACGATTTCGATCTTTTCATCGGCCTTGGGATCGCTGACGATATCCCCATCACAGCCATTTCCGACTATGTTGGATTTGGAATGGTGGACGGCGATGCCACGCCGCAGGCGGTTACTGGGAAGAACTCGACCGGGGAGGCCATCGTGGCCGGGAACGGAACCTCGCTTTCCGACCTTGGCGCTGCGAACGACCTCTCTGATGGCACGGCCTCTACTAACTTCGTGGTTTTGAAGTTTGTGGCGACCGCTGCGGAGGTCAAGTTCTATGTGGACGGTACGCTTACGGCGACGCACGCAGGCAACATCCCCGACGACGAGTACATGACTCCCACGATTTCCATGCGTAACGGAGCTGATTCCAACACGCTTTTCGTGGATTACATCTACTGCTCTCAGAACCGCTAGTTCTGGCCTAGGTCGTCCCCCCCGGTAGTTATCCCCTCTTCAAGGCTACCGGGGGGGGCATTGGCCCCCCTTTTCAAAATTGTCTTACAACTTCCAGGTCGCAGAATCCCATATCCGCCACGCCCTTGGCGGGTCGCTCAACCCGTTACTGAGCAGGGCCATGGTCATCAACACCGCTGGCGAGTACCTCGTCAGTATGCGCCCGTGGCGCTGGTGCGAAGACGCTATCGCCTACCTGGACTTTAGAAAAAACATAACGGTCACGGGATGCTCCTGGACAGACTCCACAGACAGCATCACGACCGCATCTAACGCCCTTGACGGCTATGTGTTTGTTCCGGGCGACACCTTTGAGGTGACTGGCGGGACTGGCGCCTACACGGGCTACTACCGCATCGTTAGCGTCTCTGGCGGGAACACGCTTGTCTTGGACCGGGATATCTCCATCAACGCTACGCCG